TGCCCGACCGCTCGTTGGACGTAGCGCCGAGGCTGCTGTCGTATTGCCCCGTGGTCGACTTGATGTCGTCCGACGCCCCCATCTTGGCCTGAATAAGCCCCGTCTGCGCCAGCGGAGGCGGCGCGCGCTGCGGCAACGGCAGCGGGTTGCCGAGCGCGTCGGTCGCGTCGGCGTTGACCTCCAGATACGGCCAGTTGTTGACGTTGGCCGTCTTCCACTGGCCCTCGTAGCCCTCGAACTGCCCGCCGTAGCCGATAAACGGGGCCTTGGGGGCCAGCGCCAGCATCTCGGCTTCTTGGCTGGTCCAGTAGTTGTACATCCGCTGCGCGTCCTTGGCGTTGCGGATGAGGCCGGAGATGTGCAGCTCGCCGTCGATCTCGAACTCGTTGCCGACGACGCGGATCACAGGGATCCACTTGCCCGGCCAGTCCTGCTCTTGCAGCACCTCGAACCCGTTGGTCTTGATCCACTTGATCGTCTTGCGGTCGACCGTGCGGGTGCGCGTCGGCTTGCCGAACAGCAGCCGGGCGACCTTATCCTCGCGACTGCCGTCCATGGCCGTCAGGCCGTCCGGGTAGAGGTTGAGCGTGCCCGGCTCATGCTTGACGTAGAAATACTCGGCGATGCGCACCGTGTCCTGACTGAGCCACTGGCTCAGGCTCGGGTCGCCGACGCCCTGCTCCTGGATCGACCGCACCGAGGCGTCGGGGAACTGGCGCTCGTATTCGTCCTTGGTGACGTCCTGCGTGATGAAGCACCACTGCGCGTCTGCGCCGGTCGGATCCTGGATCATCGGGTCCATGTAGACGCTGAACGAGTTGCGGATGCGCCCGATGCGGATGTCCTGATCGAAGGTGTTGTCGTCGCAATACTCGGTCAGGAGCCGAATATAGCCCTCGCCGTATGTGACCTGATTGTCACAGGCTGTGTCATAGGCGACATCAGCGTCCGATGCGTACTCGATGTGCCGCACCATGCCGTTGAAGATCTCGGCCACCTCGATGTCGGCGTTGTCGTCCGACGGGATGACCTTGCCGGTGGGTCGGTTCTGGCGCTGGTCGTTGGTGACCTGCCTGACGTGCTGCGGCAGCTTGTTGATCGTCAGGCACGGACGCGCGTTGATCGTCATGCCTTGGCTGGAGCCACGGCTGGAGAGCACGTCGGAGGGCCACTGGTAGTTATTGTCAGCCGAGCCGGCCATGAACCGCAGGTCGTCCAGCTCGGCAGCCCGGCTGTCGCCGTACGCCGCCACGGCGACGTTCATGCGTGACCGCATGGTGGCCAGCAGGTCGCCCTTGATGTCGGTCTTGGCCATGCGTCAGGAACCCATCCATGAGGATTGCGTCGGAGCGTAGTGCCTTTGCGGCGTTTTGTCGACACGCGCGGTGGACGCCACAGGGAAGGCGAAGGTGACGCAAATCGCGTCGGCAGCGTCGGGGCTTTGCAGCCCTCGCGCGCGCATGTCCTTCTTGCTTTCCAGGAACATCGTCCCCCGGCTGTCCGGCTTGACCAGAGGCGAGATCAGGTCGCTCTTGAGCAGCCGGTCGGCGGGGATGGAGGCCGTCTTGAGCCAGTCGCGCATCGCGCCCCACATCTCGGCCCGCTTGTTCCCCCACATCAGCGGCTGCCGGGAGCGCATGCCGAAGTTCACGCCCCTGACCTGCTTGTAGCGTTGCTCCTTGAGCCGGTCGACCACGCCGCCGCCTACGCCGCCTTCGTCGACCACGACCAGCGCGGGGTTGTGCTCCTCGATCGCCTCGATGACCCGGCCCACCACCTCCATGGTGTCCGCGCCCCGGTGCCGCTTGATGCTCAGGATGTCGCGACCCTTGCGCACGGCGATGACGGTGGCGTCCGACCCGAACCGCGCCGGGTCCACGCCGATGATGATGGGTGCCGTCGGATCCTTCTGGGGCGTGCGCTCCATGGCGTCGTCGACCAGACTGCTGGAGATGAACTGGTCGTCGCTTTCGTGGGGAAATACCCCGTAGACCTCGACGTGCGCCTGGGGGCTGTCAGCCCCGTATTCGTCGATGATGCGCTCGTAGACCTTCTGGTCGGTGCCCTCGACGGTGCGGGCGTCCACGATCGTGGTCGACCAGAACGCTCTGCGGGCGTGGAACGCCTCGTAGAAGTAGCCGGTGTTGCGTCGGGGGTTGGAAAACGCGAACCAGAAACGATCCGGCGTGTTTTCCGTGAAGAAGCCGTCTGTGACCGACCAGATCGCGTCCGGGATGCCGCTGGCCTCGTCGAAGATGACCATGACGCCGTCGTAGTTGTGCGTGCCTGCGTAGGCGTCGGGGTTCTCAGCCGACCAGAGCTGCGCGTGCGCTGCCCAGAGGCGGGTGTCGCGGTTCAGATCCGCCTCGACGAGGGTTGTGAGCCACTTCGCCATCGTGATCCGGGTGGCTGAAACTTCAAACCAATGGGAGTTCAGCCCCATCGCCACCCATTTGCTGATTTCACTCCACGTTTTCGTCGTCAACTGCGCTTCTGTGTTGGCCGACACTATGACCGTCGAACCAATACGAGTGGTCAGCATCCAGCACACTAACCAGCTTACCAACGCCGATTTGCCGATGCCGCGCCCGCTGCTGACGACTTTACGGAACATATTGTAGTCAATTTTGCCGTCGTTTTGGTCGATATGGCCCGCGAGTTGCAGGAGAAGTTCGCGCTGCCATTTGCGCGGGCCAGAAAACCCCGCCAACGGCGTGCCAGGCTGTCCCCACGGGTAAGCGAGGAGCACAAATGCGTAGGGGTTGTTCCTGATTTCCTTCGACCACAGCCGGGACATCAGCGATGTCTCGTCCCCTGCGGAGTATTTTGGAGTTTTCATCAGGGTTGCTGAACAAGCGACGTTGGTGCGTCCCCGGCTTCCGTCGTTATATCACGATATGTTCCTTCGATCACGCGCGCGTTGGCCATCTCCAGCGCACGGGTAATGCTGATCCTGTCGTCGACGGTCACGTCCAGTTGCTGCTTGGCGACCCAGTCGTGCCGGTGCTTGAGCAGGTCCAGCGCCACCTTGGGGTCTTTGCCGTGGGTGGCGGCGTCGTAGAGCACCTCGGCCAGCGCCGCCTCGCCGTCTGCCGCGCCCTTCTCCTGCGCCAGCTCGACCAGCGGGTCCATCTGTGCCAGCCGCCGGAAGTCGGAGGGCTTCATGCCTGCGGCGTAGGCGATGCGGTCGCCTTTCAGCCCTTTGCGTGCCGCCTCGTAGACGGCGGTTAGCCGCTGCTCGGTGGCCTGGAGCGTGAGCGGCTCGTGGGTGAGGGACAGGAAGCTCATGGCTGCTACGATATATGCTGGGGCAGAAATTTCAAAAAATAAAAAATTGTTGGCTAAGGGTCCCTAACGCATTCGCCTTTCGCTCGGCCCTCCCCCTCCCCCCTCGCGCGCGCCGGCGCGTTGGTATCGGCCTCAAGCCTATCAGCACGCGCGCATAGCAGCAAGCGAGCTGCAAGCGTAGCGGCCTAGCGTTGCACCATATCGGCCTAGCGTTAGGGGCGCATACGTTGTGGCCATATGGGGTTGACACATAGCATTTGTGCCATTATTGGTGGGGCTCCACCCAACCGAAGAACGAAAGACAGACAGATGACAAAGCAAGAATTCCTCGCCATGGCCAAGGCAATGTATCGCGTGGGCAATATGGGCGACAGCGACAACCCCGCGCGGCCCGATTGGGTCAACGCGTCAACGGTTAGCGGTGTGTGCGCCAATCTGGACCGCATGTTCCGCGACCTTGAAGAGGGCGGCATTCTTACGGGCGACGAACGCCAGGCGATTTACGACACACTCTAAAACCGCCGTAGAGGGGTGCTGGACGCGTTCTAGCACCCCTAGGCGGTCACCATACCAAACAGGCGCGGGATGCGCCCACAAGAGAGGGAAACAGACAATGACCGGGATTGAATACGAGAACGACTTGATCAGCCGCGCTAACGCGGAAATCGACGCGTTACAGGCCGCCGGCCACAAGGTGAAGGCGCGGCGTATGGCGCAAGGCGTGGAAATCGAAATCACGCGCGCCGGTTGGCAAGGGCCGGAAACGTCGTTCCTGATCATCACGCCACGGGGTGACGCATGACATACCGGGAAGCCGACATCATGCATGAAGATGGGTCCTATTGGGTCCTGAAAGTCCCGACGGGCTTAGAAGTCTATCGCGCCGGCGCAACGCATTCGACACGGTGCGCGCAAATCGGTTTCGCCAGTGAACCGGCTAAGGCGATGGAATACGCCTTGCGCGAGATTGAACGCCGCAAGGCAAAAGACGCCGCAATCTAACCCTGGCGCAAACCCCCAAAAACAGACGCCGCGCGAAGCAATTTGCGCGGCGTTTTTCGACGCTTTTTCGGGGCTAAAATAGTCACATTGTCATATTGTCATGGTCCGAAAAGTTGACTAGCCCTCGTCGTCTAGCCCCCCTATACCCTATTATTAGAAGTTTAGTAGAACTTGATAGAGAATGACAATTTGACAATGAAAGCCCCCCAAACCGCCGCCGCGCAGGCATTTGCGCGATTGTCACGCACCCCGAAAACCCCTACCTAAATGACTACCCAGAAAACCTAACTTTAGAACAGACAGCGAACGATCCTCGCCACAATCCCGCCTTATTGTCATCCACGCCCTTTTCCCGATGACAATGTCAGCACACGGACGAAAAACGATGCCAAACGATGCCGCCCTGATCCGCGCCGCGCGCGCCGCGATCGGCACACGCGCGAAGGAGCGCGCGAAGGCCGAAAGCAACGCCAAAACCGCCAAGCCTGACGACAGCTCCGACGTCCCCGCCGCGCGCGTCTCGCGCGCCCTGGCCCGCAAGCGCGCCGACGCCTATGCGGCGTTCGTCGTCGCGACCGCGAAGGCCGCGACCGCCGCCAGACGCAAGGGGGGTTGACACCTATGTCAAATGTGCTAGGTTAGCGTCACCAATCACACCTTAAGGCCAATCAAATGCGCTCCACTCACCCCCGGTTTTTCAAAACACCAGAAGGCCGCTCGGTCTCAATCCGGCAAATGGCCGGCGCGCTCCGCGCGATCCGCGCCAACCCCGACGCGGACTATCCCGGCTGGAATTGGTTTCCGACGCCTGGCCATTTCATCCTGCGCGAGTTCCGGCGCGGCCTTAACGACCGCATCAACCTTCGCGCCGGCGCTTGACACCCCTAGCAATACTGCTAACGTCACCGCTCTAACCAATCACACACAAAGGCTCACACCATGCGACAGGCCATCACCACAGACGACATCATCGACGTGCGCGACATCATCGCGCGCGTTGAGGCTCTTGAGACAAACGACGGCATTGAAGACGCGATAGCCGCGCTCACCGAAAGCGAAGACGCAAGCGAGCTTGTGGCCCTCCGTACCCTGCTGGACGAACTCAACGGCGCGGGCGGTGACGAACAGTGGCGCGGCGACTGGTATCCGGTGACGCTGATCCGTGACGACTATTTCCGCACCTACGCGCAAGAGCTGGCGGAAGAATGTGACTTGATCGACGACAACGCCACTTGGCCCGCCCGGTGCATCGACTGGAATCAGGCCGCGCGCGAGCTGCGTATGGACTACACGTCCGTCACCTACGCCGGCGTCACCTACTGGACACGCTGACGCGCCCTCTCTCCCGCCATGCCTCGCGCGTGGCGGGTTTGACGGCCTGTTAGTGCCGACTGCAACCGATCACAAAGGAACTGACCATGATCCAGATTAACGCCAACCTGTTCGCCCGCGTCGCCGTCGCGCAATCGACCGAAGCCGTCCGCTACTATCTCCAAGGCGTCTGCATCCAGCCCGCCGGCGCGACCGGCAAGGGCGTCACGCTCGTCGCCACGGACGGCCATATGCTTATCGCGGGCAATGACCCGAAAGCCGACGCGGCCTCGCTCCTGCCGTCGGGTGGCATCATCGTCAACCTGGGCAAAGACGGCCTGAAAGCCGCGCGCAAGGGCGGGACCGTCACGATCGACCCGGTGACGGGCGAGGCATCGGTGCAAAGCTCCGTCGATCAAGCTACAATCTGGCGCTCCGCCGCCTCAACCCTGATCGACGGAAACTATCCCGACTGGCGCCGCATCCTGCCGCAAGGCGACATGGTGGCGACCGGTGCGGCGTTTGACGTCAAGCTCCTCTCGCGGCTTGGCGATGCGCTCACCGACTGGAGCAAGACAGCTCATGGCCTCGTTATGCGCGGCGCGGACGACGCCAGCCCGCATATCATCGCGTGCGGCAGCCCCGACGCCGCCATCTTCGCCGTCTGCATGCCGATCCGCGTCACCCCGACCGTCGGCCTGCCCACATGGCTGTAGCCTTCCCGCTTACCCGCCAGCCGTTGAGGGCTGGCGGGCTTGCCGGACGGCTATCCCCTCCGACCACCACAAAGGACACCACCCCGATGAAACTGATCCTCGACACCCTGGAGCGCGCGCGGCTCGCGGCCTCGCCGTCCGACGCTATCGCCCTGGCCGACGCGATCGCCGCGCTGGACACGCTCGCCGACGCCATGGATGACCATGGCTACACGCTGGACGACGCGCCGGCGGCACTGAACGATCTGGCCCTGATCCGCGCGCACGTCGCGGCGCAACCGTTCGAGACGACGGACATGGACGACGGGACGACCCTAGTCGAGAGCCTGACGCCTGACGCCTTCCCGCACTGGCTGGCCACTCTCGAAAGCCTCGCGCAATGATCGTCGCACGGTTCAAAGCCGCCACCGGCATGAGTGACCGCGAGCTGGCCACGCTGCTAGGCGTCGCCCGCTCGACGGTCCAGGCGGGCCTCGCAGGCAAGCTACGCCTCAAGATCCCCGACGCGACGCGCGAGGCCCTGCTGGCCGTCGTCACCGACCGGCAAGCCGCCCTCGCGCAGCTCGCGCACGACTTGACACCCCGGCAAGATTGCTAGACCTTGCCTCAACCAATCACGAAGGAAACAAGACAATGAGAGACCCGAGAGACTGCCACGGCGGCGAGTGCGCCGGCTGCGGAGGTTGGTTCCGCGACGAAGACGACCTGAACGACGCCATGCTCTGCGAGTGCTGCGAGGCCGACGCCCTGCGCACCACCTATGACGACGCCCTGGAGGCATATCAGGACGCAGACGACGCCGTGGCGGTCGCACAGGCCGACGTGACCGACCAGCCCCGGCTGGCACAGCTCACGGTCCTGGTGCCGCTCTATGAGGACCTGTTGACCGCTCACGCCGCCATGGAGGCCGCACGCGCCGCCCTGCCGCGCCGTGACTGGCTGGCGGTCGCCGGCGACATCGTGGGGGCGGGCCGATGATCCTCAAGCCGCACCCCGTCTACGGCTTGCCGCACGCGATCGCGACCGACTACGACGGATCCACCGCGTTCGAGCGGTGCATGTCGTCCGCTACCGTGGCCATAGGCCAGCTCGAACGGCTCGACCTGGCCAGCCTCACCAAGGAACAGCGCGACCGCCTGAACGCCGCCGCCGCGCGGCTCCAAGCCGCCATCTGGGAGATGAACCAATGAGCACCGCCAGAGCATGGGCGTTTTACGACGCCGTTATGGAACGCGCCCGGCACGGCTGCGAGAAATGCAGCGCGGACGAGTTCTATCCGAACGCCGAGGCGTTCGAGGAAACTGGTGAGATCCTGTGCAACGACTGCTGGGATGACGAGCAGGCGAAAACCGAGCAGGCCCGCATGCAGCGTGAGGAGGCCGACGACTTCCGCCGCGCCAATCCGCTGGAGCCGGACTACCGGAGGCTGGACCAATGAAAGGCCCTTACTACGCCCAGTCGGCCAGCGACAAGACCGACGACTACCCGCGCTGGATGGTGTGCCGCGACGGCCTGAACGTCGGCTGGCGCGACAAGTTCGGCCCCAAGTTCGCCAGCCGCGCCGAGTGCGAGGCCGAGGCTAAACGATTGAATAAGGACACAGAGCAATGATCGACATGCAAGATCCCCGCGACCACCGCCGCGTCGCGGCCATGACCACCGACCAGGCCAGCCACCGTGGCTGGGACTTCCGCCCCTCCGACGAGCCGCCGCTTTGGTTCAAGGCCGTGGCCGAGGTGCTGCGTCCTCGCAGCATCATCATCCTGCTGGCCCTCGCTGGCGTTATCAGCCTGTGGTGGCTGTGATGGAGGCCGACGAACTCCCCGCTGATATGGAGGCGGTTGTCGCGCGGCTGTCTGACCCGCACCACGACCTCGGTTTTGATTACGAAGGGCAGCTTGTAGATCGTAAAGACCTCCGCGACCTCCTGAAAGCATACCAAGAGCAGCGCCGGGCTTTGGAGCGGATTGCGATTACGACGCTGCGTGATGATGGTGGGGCGCTGCATCGCCTTGGCCAAGTGGCAGCGGCAGCCCGAGCCGCCCTCAACCAGAAAGGTGATGAACGATGAGCGAGAAACTGTTGCCTTGTCCCTTCTGTGGGGGTGGGAACCTACGGGTAGGAGGTGACGACAAATGGGTCGGCGCTGTCTGTCTGTCGTGTGGGGCGGTCGGCCCCGATCAATACGGGTCCAGCAACGACTGGAACCGCCGCACCCCTGCACCAGAGGGGAAGGCTTGGCGGACGGTTCCGGTTGAGCCGACCGAGGCAATGTTGGTGAATGGCCGCGAGGCGCTGATGCCTCTCGTCCGGTTGGACAGTTACGGGCCGCTCATCGGCATCTGGAAAGACATGCTCGCAGCATCCCCTGTCGTTCCGGTAGGGGTGAGCAGGGAGGAGATTGCGAAGACGCTGTTTGAGCGTCATTGGTCTGTTGTCTCGGGTTCGCCAAAATGGCCCGGCGACGATGACGGCTCGTATTGGCTTTGGCTGACCGACGCCATCATCGCAGCCCTTCGCCCTACCGATACAGGGAGGGAGTGATGAGTGAATACGGCGATATGTGCCGGGACATTCGCGAGGCCAAGCGCGAGGCTAGGGCCGCTCACGGCGTTCCGTGCCCGAAGTGCGCTGAGGTCAGGCCGAAGGCTTGCCCGTCCATTCTCTTGCCCGAACAGCGGTGCAAGGTGGACGGCTACCGCGACCCTCGCAAACGGACCCGCGAGACTGAATATCTAACCCGCGTGGAGACCCCCAATGACCACCCCTGACATAGCCGGTCTGTGCGAGAGGCTGCGAGCTGTCGAATCCTCACGAGGGCCTAGCGACTGGTCCGGCATCTGGGAGGTGACGACCAACTGGCACCCCAACCCCGACGGCCCCGAAGCAGCCGACACCCTTGAACGCCAAGCCGCTGAGATAGAGAGACTGCGGGATAAAGTGGAGGGCCTTGAAAGCGACCTACGGTGTGCAGTTCAGGTGGCTTACAATCGAGGAGCAACCGAATGGGCGCGGCTTAACTATCCCGACATGATCGAATGGCTGGAAAGCTGCGCCGAAGCCCGAGCCGCCCTTACAGGAGAAGACCATGACTGACACATGGCATACCGAGCTTGAGCAGGACGGCGACCGATGGTCCTTCACGCTCACTCAGAACGGCATCTGGCATAGCGGCGGGCGGAACTATCGGAGCCGCGCGGCTGCGCTTAAAGCTGCTGACTGGCACAAGTCATGGCCTGCGCGGCCCTCGATCGCCGACCAACTGCAAGCAGCGGGGCTGTAATGTATATCATAGGATCCTTCGACCGTTTCTTCCACGGCTACATCCGCAAGGAATACACCCGCGACCTACAGGACGGCCACGGCTACTACCTGCCGTGCGTCATCCACGGGCTGCGGGTCGTCCAGGGCCAGTCGCTACAGTTCCAGTGCGTCCTGACCGAGTATGGCGCCGGGGCTGGGTTCCTCGCTCCCATTGAGGCGTTCTGCTGGCGTGTGCCTGACAAGCCGCGCGTCGGCTTCGACCACACCTACATCCAGCCGTGGGACTGTTTCTCCAGCGACTTCGGCGTCCATGCGTTCGAGTTCCATCGCCGGATGCGGGCGCAGATCCTGCCCGACCGGCGCGCGGCCCGCTACAGGTTCTCGATCGACTTCACCGGGTCGTCGCTGGCCGACATGAGCGAGCAACACAAGCACCTGCACGTCATGGAGATGGAGGACGGGTCGATCGGGGCGTTCCCGAACAACCGCATCCTCTGGGTCGAGCCTGCGATGTGGGACAAGCCGACCGAGGAGCGGCCCGACTTCCTCGCCCTGTCCGGCGAATGGATGGCCGAGTGATGGCCCGCATGATCCGCGACTTCCTGCTCGCCGGCGCAGCCGTCGCCCTGCCCATCATAGGGCTTGTGAACCTGCTGATCCCAAGCTAATCTCTGACCTCGCCTCCCGGCGAGCCTTCTGTGATTGGTTGGCTTTAGGCCCGCGCTGTTCCCTCGGCGCGGGCCTATTTCTTGACCAGCACCAGCCCCTCGCGGGCCTCCGGCTCGACCAGACGGCGCAGGTCGCTCTTGGACAGGCCCCGCCCGACGCCAGGGGCGACGAAGATTTGCTTCTTGGTCGGGTAGTCAGCCGACCCGAGCCGCCCCATGTCCTTCCAGCCCGCCTCTTTGAGCGCGTGCAGCAGCGCAGGCTGCGGCACCTTCACCCCGTCCGTCCGCGTTGCGGTAAGACGTTCGCACAGCGCCTGGAACGGCGATCCGATCGCACCATGGGCGAACTCGCCGACCCGCTCGCGCATCATCTGCACCAGATAGCTTTCGGCGAGGGACATGCCGTGCTCGACCAGATTGTCCTTGAAGTCGGTCAGCGGCGGCGCGGCACCCGGATTGAACGCCCGCACGTCGCGCTGCGACAGCCACGAGGCGCACGCCTCAAACCCACCGCCCTTGAACCACGCCCACAGCGCCTGCCCCTCGGCTGGCGTCATGCGCGGCGCGTGGCTCCAGACGCAGCACCAGCGCCGGTCCTGCGACGGCAGCGCCAGCGGCACCGGGTCGTTGGAGAAGGCCAGGACGAACATCCGGTTGGCCACCTCATAGGGGTGCTTGTTCTTGCGGTTGACCGGCAGCGTCTCGGGCGGCGCGGCGATGATCGGCTTGAGCTTGTTGGCCAGCGCCCGGCGCGTCGAGGCGTCCGGCTCGCGCAGCTCGTTGATCAGCAGGATCTCGCTCTCCAGATGGTAGTCGAACTGCGACTTGAGGCTCTCGTTGTCGACCAGCCCACGGTTGCGCATGTGCGGGCCGCAGACCGACCAGATGAACGGTGCCCACATGCTGTCCTTGCCGCAGCCCTCGTCGCCGCCGTGCAGGACGGCGTGGTTGATCTTGACCGCCGGGTTCTGGAGCTTGTAGGCCATCACGTCCCACAGATGCTCCAGCAGCGCCTCGTCCGGCACCAGCAGGCGGCAGTGCTCCAGCCACCGGGTCGGCTCGCCTCCGCTGGCGACGGGCGGTCGGGCATCACGCCAACGGTTCGCCAACGGCTCGCCGCCATGCGCCACCAGCACGCCCTCGCCGGCGGCGTAGGTGACGCCCGCGACCGACGCCGCGCCCATCGCCTGCCGGTTCTCGTCGAAGCAGACCGACGCCTCGACCCTGCGCCCGCTGTGGATGCTGTCGCACTTGATGTGCCGGAACAGCGCGTTGAAGGCAGCGCGGCTGACCTCGCGGCGGTCGGCCAGGTCGAAGAAGCAGTCCTCGTTCTGGATGTAGGCGAACCGCTTATACCACTCCCGCTTCTCGACCCGGCCCAGTTCCTTACGGGTGACCTCGGCGATCACATCGTCCGCGCCCTCGGCAAAGAAGGTGGTCGGCGTCAGCGCCGCCTGCACCCGCTGCATCTGCTCGGCCAGCAGGTCGTCGCGCAGGCCGGGGGCGGTGTTCGGCCCGCCGTTTTGATGGACCCAGTCGAGGAACACCTGCGACGTCAGCGTCTCGCAGTGGCCGTGATGGCAACAGAACATCCGGTCGAGCGGACGGTAGCCAGCCTCGACGGTGCCGTCGGAGTGCTTGTCCTTGTTGGGACAAACGATCGGTAGCCAGCCAGAGTGGTTGGCGCGACCGAGAACCATGCCCTGATCCGACAGCCACTTCAAGACGGTGTCGTCGCCGGTGTCGGCCAGCCGCAGCGAGACGTGGGTGGCGGTGTCGGCCTCGTCGGGCACGACGTCGAGGGCGGTGCAGATCTGCTCCAGGGTGAACTCACGCCCCGGATGGAACTCGACCAGCCGGGCGGCGAACGCCTCACGTCCGGGCTTGAGGTTGACCGAGCCGGGGATACGGAAGTTGCGCACCGCGTTGGTCGCGCCGGGATCGGTGTAGCCTGCCTTGGCGATCGCCTTGATCGCGGCGACGAACGCCGCCTTGGGCGGCTGGTCGGCGAAGGCGTAGCCCCACTGGAATGAACCGGGCGACGTCTCCATGATCCACGTCGGCTCCAGCGGCGGGCGCTTGGACTTGGTGCCGATGTCGTCGAGCATCATGCACAGGATGAACTCGCAGTTGGCCTGCGCGGCGCTGACGCCGGACGTCATGCGGTCGAGGATGAACGAGCCGGTGTTGAGATAGGCTGCGGTGCCCGGTTTCACGCCCTCTGACGGCAGGAACGAGGGCCAGGTATACTTGGGCGAGCCGTCGGCGTGGGTGCCCTTGGCGGGCTTCTGGTAGACCAGCAGGGCGGTGTCGCCCTCCGGTGCCAGATTGCAGATGTAGTCGACGAACTCGCTCATTTCCCATACCTCTCCCGAATGTTGACCTCTGCCGCGAGCGGTAGCCCCGCCGCCCACGCGGGGGGCGCTACCATTACGGCCTCAAGCTGCGCAGCGGCAGCCTCTACGTCGTCCGCCTCCAGCACGATCTCGTCATGGACGTGCAGGATGACCCTCTGCCCGGCGGCGTCAAGGCGGCGCAGCGCGTCGCGCAGCAGGTCGTTGGCGACCGCCTGGACGATGTTCTCGCAGGCCAGCCCATGCCACAGCCTCGCGCGCGGCCACTCCTTCGCGTCCTGCGCTGGCTTCCACGCCGCCTTGGCGTAGGTTATGCCGTCGCGCTCAAAGCGAGCGTGAGGATAGCACAGCACCCGGCCCGACGGCAGGGCATACCACAGGTGCTGACGATCATAGAGATACGTCACCCGCCCGGCGGTGAACTCATGCCCCGGCTGGCGCATGGCGATCGTGTAGGCCCGCTCCAGCGCGGACCATTGCTCGACCGCCCACGGGTTCGCCCGCCGCCACGCCTCGACCATGCGGCGCGACTGCGCCTCGGGCAGGACGACGCCGTAGATCCGGCCCATGGCGTTGAACGCACCGACCGACCCGCCGAACCCGCACGCCAGCTCCTGCACCTTGCCGACCTGACGCTGCGCGTCGTCGACGTCAGGCACGCCGACGCCGAACGTCGCCGAGGCGTTGACCTTGTAGATGTCCTCGCCGGTGCGGAACAGGTCCAGCTTGGCGTCACCCGACGGGCAGTTCGACAGCCACGGGTTCACCCGCGCCTCGATCGCGGACCAGTCCGCCGTCACCAGCTTGCGCCCCGACGCCGCCACCAGCGACGGGCGCAGCATGCCCTTGAGCACGTCCGTCACCCGCTTGCCGTAGGCCGGGACGATCTGGTGGCTGCGCACCATGGCGTGCCGCACCGCCTCGGGATCCTTGGCCGTCTTGCGGGCGAAGTTGTGGACCTGTAGGCCGTAGCTGGACGCCCGGCCCGTGGCCGCACCGCCGGCGAACACGAACGCGCCGCGCACCCGGTGGTCCTCCTCGTCGGCCAGGTCCGCCATGCGGGCGAACTTGGCGACGCTCGACGCCCACAGGTCGTCAGCGCACTGGACGACGTCGGCCACGTCGGCGGGCACCTCGTCGGGGTTCTCCTCGGCCAGCACCAGCAGCGAGGCCCGCACGTTCTTGTCGATCGACCGCTTGGTCTCCTCGCCCTTGGTGACCATCATCAGGTCGCGCGCCTGCGGCCCGACCCGCTTCCACACCCACTCCCGCATCCGGGGGCTGCGCACCGACGTAACTGCACCTTCGGTGACCGAGACGACCAGCGCCTGTATCTCCTCCAGCTCGGCAGCGGCGTAGACCTGCGCGGCCTTGGCCAGCGGCACGTCGACCAGCACGCCTGCGTCGTTGATCCGCTCGTTGACGTGGTAGTCGGCCAGCTCGACGTCGGACAGCTCCCGCAGCCCTTGCGAGATCGCCCGCATCGCACGGACGTCCTGCTTTCCATACTCACGGAACTCGTCAAACAGCGCCGGGTCATCGTTGAAGGTGCCATCGGGGCGGGGGATGCACAGCAGCCGGATCAGTTGCTTGCCCCGGTGGTCCTTGCGCATCGACGCGCCAGCGAACCGACCCACATCCTCCAGAGATCCTGGAGCGCAGTTGGCGCGCGCCTGCGCAGCGGTGCAATAGAACTGTTCCAGCGTCGGGACGGGCACGTCGTAGTCAGGGCAGATGACGTATTCAAATATCAGTCTGTCGAACCCGGCGTTATGGAAGCGCATCTGTCCGCCGCTGCGGATGTGGTCCACGACGCTTTGTGGGAACGGCTGTCCGCAGCCGGGCCACCATTCGGCAACCGCATGGTCGTCGAACGCCCAGTTGAACAGTAGCAGTTTCGTTGTCGGATGCTGCGCATAGTTATACGACCCCCTGGCGGGTAGGTCGCACACGCTGCGCGTCTCCGTGTCAGCCCACAATATCTTCATGTGATTGGTCGCGGATCGCGGGCCGACCCGGAGGCCGACCCGCTCTCGCGTCTCTTAGCCAGCGCGCCGACGACGGGTCGGCGCGGCTTCTTCCTCGACGGCCTCCTCGTCCTCGCCACCCGGCTCCTTGTCCATGGCGACCCACTCCACGACCTCAAAGACCGGCGTGAAGATGCGACCGTAGGACTTGTGCTGGTAGTGCTCCTTCTTGAGCAGCACGACCGGCACCGGACGGGTCGGGTCTTTCTCGACCTGCGCCGCGATGGCGAGGCCGAGCGCGGTCAGGGCCTTCTTGCCCCCGACCGAGGTGGCCGAGTAGCGGGCGTTGATGCCTGCGTCCTCGCCCGAGATGCACTTCACGGACGCGCCGATCTGCACTTCCCAACCCTTGGCGCAGCCGTCCGGCACGGGGCCGTGCTCAGGCAGCGGGGCCGTCACCGGACCCATGGCCTCGCCAAGCACCTCGCCGTTGCCCCAGGCGATGAAGCCGTGAACGAACGAGAAGGGATTGACGGCCCACTTGCTGTCCTGCTCGACCTCGGTCTGGTCGGAGCCGAAGACCCAGTGGCCGGTCTTGTCCATCTTGAGGATGATACCGCCGGCACCCGTCTCGACGGTGGCCTCGACCCGGCGCAGGGCCGAGGTCAGGTCGCCGACGGAAGGAAGGCCCGCGTTGCCGAAAACAGTCAGATTTGTCATTGTCTTTTTCCTTAGCTCAGTTTGCTGAGGGCGGCAGAAAGTTGACGCCCGATCTGGACCACCGCAGGGCGGGGGTCCGTCTCCACCGCGAGGGTGGATCCCGACGATACCGCGACAACCATGTCAGAAGGAAGGTCGATCTTGTGCTTCTTGAGCACCTTCTCGGCCTGCGCCACCGACAGCAGTTCGGTCTTGGTCACGTCAGTCTTGGTCAGGCCAAGCCCGATCAGCGCGTCCTGCGCCGTCGTCGGGTCAGCCCAATGTCTCGTTGCGCGCTTGGCGACCAGCTTGTAGCCGGGCACCGGCACGTCGTTCTCCAGCATCTGATGCGCCAGCGCGCGGCACTGCGCAAGGAAGTCCTCGATCTCGGGCGCAGCGGCGAGGTAGGTCGCCAGCTTGTCGACGTCGATCGTCTGCATCGCATCCCGCTTCATGCGGTCCAGTTGGCCGGTCTTGATGGGGCAGACCGGCTTGGCCGTGCACCACTTGCACCAGTCGCCGTCCGCCAGGGGCGCACGCGGCAGCCCGGCGGTGTTGACGGCGCGGACCAGTTGGCGCTCGAACTCGGCGATGCGCTCGACGGTAGTCGTCCACGTCCGCAGATACGGCGGCTGGATGATGACGCACTCGACCTCGGTCACGTCCTTGAACGCCCACGCACAGGACGGCGTGCGCATGGCAGCCGCAGCGTAGAACATGAGCTGCATGTTCTCCTCGGCCTCGACCATGACGCCGTCGCCGAACTTCCAGTCGAGGATCACGGCCTTGCCGTCCAGCCGACCGATGATGTCGGACGAGCCGAACACGCCGGGCATCAGGTCACCGAAGCTGACCATCTCCTCGGTGGTGAACTCCATCGCGGCCTTGGGGTCATACTCGTTGAGCAGGGCCAGCGCGGGCTTGAGCTTGCGCTCCAGCAGTTCCTCGGTCAGCGTCAGGCCGTGCGCCTCGAAGCCGACCATGTCCTCGGGCGGGCAGGCGGTGTCCATCACGATGGCGGTGGCCGCATGCAGCAGGCTGCCCTCGTTGGCGTAGGACGAGCCGGGCTGCGGGGGCATGGTGGCCACCAGCGCCACCGAGCCGGGGCAGTTGATGACGCGCTTGGCGGTCGAACCGCCGACGATGAGTGAGTGGGCCATGATTGTCTCTCCTTGTTGACGCCACTCTGGCTGCACGGAAAAGTGTTGTCAACGGAAATCGGGCGTGTATGGTCGAGCGATGTTGGAGAAAGCAGTCGAGAGCTATTTTCGGAAGGCGGTGGCCGCTGCTGGCGGCGTAGCCTTCAAGTTCGTCAGCCCGTCGCACCGTGGCGTCTCCGACCGGATCGTGTGCCTCCCCGGAGGTGCGGTCTGGTTCGTGGAACTGAAACGCCCCGGCGGGCGACTGTCGCCGTTGCAACACGTCTTCGCCGCCCTGATGGGGCGGATGGAGCAGAACTATGTGTGCTTGTCATCAAGGGAGGAGATAGACGAATGGCTGAGTGGGATGAAGACAGGGTGAGCTACATGATAGCCCTGCGCCACAAAGGCTGGACCTGCACGCAGATCGGCGCGGCTATGGGCGTGAGCCGTAACGCGATCATCGGCAAGCTGGACCGGCTCAACCTGATCCGCCGCCGGACCGACCGCCCGGTGCAGAAGGACACGGCGTTCGTGCCGACGCGCCAGCCGTCGCCGCCGCGCAAGTTCAGTTGGGAAGCGTAGATGGCGCTTGAACACTACAGCATAGCGCCAATCACCTACGCAGAGGCTATGCGCATGGTTGTCGAGCACCACTACCTGCACCGCAAGGCCCCGTGCAGCGCGGCGTTCGGGCTGTTTGTTGGCGAGGATTGCAAGGGTGTCGTCTGTTACGGAACCCCGAGCAGCGCGCCGTTGCGGAAGGGGCTTGCCGGCATCGAGCACGCGACGAACGTCGTCGAGCTTACGCGGCTGTGGGTGTGCGACAGCGTGCCCCGCAACGGCGAGAGCTTCTTGATTGGCCGGACGCTTCCGATGGCGGGCAAGGAATACGTCGTGTCCTACGCCGACACAGCAGAGGGCCACCTCGGCGTCGTCTATCAAGCGACGAACTGGCTATACACCGGCCTGTCTGCCAAGCGCACCAACTGGACGATTGAGGGTGACGCGCGACATTGCCAGAGCATAGCCGACGCATATACGGCGGACGAGATACGGGCGCTGCACGGCGACAAGTTCAGCCTGCAACCGCGTTCGCGCAAGCATCGCTATGTGTATCTGAACGCCAAAGGGCGCAGACGGCGCGAGCTGCTGGCCGCGCTTCGCTACGCCCCGCAACCGTACCCGAAGGCGACGACATGAAGCTAAGACCCTACCAAGAGCAGGCTGCCGACTTCCTGTTCGCCACCGACCGGGCGATGATCCTCGCTGCGGTGGGTGCAGGAAAAACAGCTTTGACCCTCACCGCCATGCAGGACATGATCCGCCAAGGCGTCGCCCGGCGCTGGCTGGTGCTTGCCCCCAAGCGGGTCTGCACCGACGTCTGGCCCGTCGAGGCCCCGAAGTGGGCGCCGGGGCTGACGCTGACCGTGGCCGTCGGCACGCCGGCGCAGCGGGCGGCAGCCTTCGCATCCAAGGCCGACGTGGTCGTCGCCAACTACGACACGATCCAGACCCTGCCGTCGCTCGACGGCTTCGACGGGGTGGTGTTCGACGAACTGACGCGGCTCAAGAACCCGTCCGGCGCACGCTTCAAGGATCTGTTCAAGAAGCTGGATGGCATGAAGTTCCGGTGGGGCCTGACCGGCTCGTTCACCTCGAACGGGCTGGAGGACGTGTTCGGCCAGTGCAAGGTGATCGACGTCGACCTGCTCGGGCGCTCCAAGGGGGCGTTCCTACAGACCTGGTTCATCCCGATCAGCCGGGAGTT